GAAGCCCGCCACATCACCCCCGGCCCTTGGGTGGCCGCGCACGTTGACAGCAAAAAGCTGCCCATATTCCCTGATGCGAAATGCCCTAAACCCATTCGCATAATCTCAGGCACAGGTGCAGTTGCCGACGTGTTCTATGAGCCCGACGACGTGGCCGAAGCCACCATGCGGGCGAACGCTCGATTGATCGCCGCAGCGCCAGACTTGCTTAGGGCGCTTGCATCGCTTGCTGACCTGGTCAGCTGCGTCGAGCAACCAGAGGACGCAGCGATTGCCGAAGAATTTGACCGCGCCTGCCGCAATGCGGCGCAAGCAATCGCCCGCGCCACGCTACCCCTTGGTGGCGCGGCCTACGAATGCCGCGCCGACCACAAGGGCCGCGCATGAGGAACACCCACGCCGAAGCGCTGGCCCAGTTGGCGCCGTGCAGTCCGCCGGACCTGCAGCGCATGGCGCTGGCCGAGGCGCTGGCGCACGCTGGCTGGGGGCCGCTGATCCGCCGCAAGGCTGCAGCCATGCGCGCCGCGCACCGCAGAGCAACTACGCCGCGCCGGGTGGCGCTGCGCACCAAAACCACCGCACCACAGGACTGACGCATGGACAGCGCAAACAGCATCCAAATCTCTGGCGACCACTATCGCAAAAAAGCGATACAGCCTTGGGACTATATCGCCGCGAACAACCTCGGGTACTTCGAGGGCAACGCCATCAAGTACCTGAGCCGCTGGCAGCAGAAGGGCGGGCTCGATGATCTGCGCAAGGCGCGGCATTACATCGACAAGCTGATCGAGATCAACACCACCGAAGGGGCCGCAAAATGAAGCGCCTGCCCTCGAGGCCGGATCATCGGCCATGGTCGGATTTTGACGATGCCACGCTGGTGGCCATGTACCCGAGCACGCCGAACAACACGCTGGCGGGCCTAATGGGGCGCACGGCCCCGGCTATCAGCGGGCGGGCGACAAAGCTGGGCCTGAAAAAGTCGGCTGAGTTTATGGCGGCCAGCCCGACGCGCTTCCAAGCAGGCAGCGTGCCAAAGAACAAAGGCCTGAAGGGCTGGCAGGCGGGCGGGCGCAGCGCCGAGACGCGCTTTAAGCCGGGCCGGGCGGCGCATGAGTACGCGCGCTATGTGCCGATTGGCACGCTGCGCATTGGGGCCGATGGGCGGCTGGAGCGCAAGTACACCGACGACCAGAACCTGGTGCCGGCGCAACGCTGGCGCGGCGTGCACCGCGAGGTTTGGGAGGCGGCGCACGGCCCGATTCCGCCGGGCATGGTGGTGCGCTTCCGGGATGGCATGGCCACGGTGGCGCTCGAGGAGATCACGCCAGACCGGCTGATGTGCGTGACCCAGCAGGAAAACATGCGGCTCAACAGCAGCTGGAGCAAGTACCCGGTCGAGGTGGCGCGGCTGATACAGCTCAAGGGGGCGATCAACCGCCAAATGCGGCGCATCGCGAAGGAGGGGGCTACAGCATGAGCGCGCCACACATGAACCAACTGCGGCAGCACCTGCTGGACACGCTGGCCGACCTGCGCCGCACCGACGCGCCGATGGAACCCGACCGCGCCCGCGCCGTGGCCCAAGTGGCCGGCGTGCTGGTGGATACCGCAAGGGTCGAGGTGGATTACCTGAAAGCCACCGGGCAGGATGTGTCCAACTTTATCGACGGGCTGAAAGCGCCCAGCGCCGCGCCGGGCGTGACGGTGCACAGCAGCGCTTGGCCGCCGAAAGTGGGGAGGGGCGCGTGATGGCTTGCGATGCGTTTTGCGCCAACCATGGCTGCAATCAGGGGCCGGGCTGCGCGGCGCGTGACGACCGCCACACCGACAGGAAGCCAATGAACCGAACAGCCAACGCCATCGAATACACGCTGCTCAAGGCGCACCAGCTTACCGCCGATGAGATCGGTGCGGCTACGGGCTACCCGGCCAATGTGGTGAAGCGGGGTCTGGCCGAGCTGGCGGCGGGCCAGCTGGCGCACAAGGCCAAGGACGACCAGCGCGAGGTTTGGCGCTGGGGCAGAGCGCCCAACGGCGCCATGACGCCGACGCCCGCCGTGGCCGCACGGGGCACGTACCAATCTGAGCCGCATCCGGCCACGCTTGCGCGCCCCGGGGGGCAGGATGCGTACCGGCTGCCCAGCCGCTACGGCGACCGCCTAGAGCCGCTCAAGGGGCACAAGGCGGCGGCGACCATATCGAGGGAGCGCTCGTAATGGCTGCGCCACCCACAATCCACACCGCAGAAAGCCTGCGCGAGCGCTGCATTGAGGAGGGCGATTGCCTGATCTGGCAGGGCTACCGCTGCGGGCGCACGCCGATGGTGTATGACATCGACAAGATGGTGGCGGTGCGCAGGATTTTCACGCGGCTGCTGCGCGGCGCCACCAATGACGGCGGCTATTACGCGCCCACCTGCGGCAACGCGAGCTGCGTGGAGCCCGGGCACACTGTCTGGCGCAGCCAAGCGCAGCACTCTGCGCACATGGGCACGGCGGCCAGCGCAAGCGCATCTGCCCAACAAGTGCGCCGGGCCAAGATCAGCAAAGCGATGCGCCGCATTAGCGCCGAGGCGGTGCAGGACATTTGCCAGAGCGATGAGCCGCTGCGCACGCTGGCCGCTAGGCACGGCATTAGCCGCACGATGGTGAGCCGGTACAAAACGGGCAAGTCGGGCACGAGGTTGGCAATGAATCCTTTTTTGGGGTTGATGCGATGAAGTTTTTTGCAACCACCACAGAAGTGACGGTCCACCGCGAGGGCGAGAGCCCGGTCTTTGGCGAGAGCGCCGTGAAGGTGCGGATCGACGATGAGGGCGGTGGGGCATTTATCGTGCTCGAGCAAATGGGCAGCGATGCGCCCGGGGCGCGGCGGGTGATGATCGACGCTGAAGAGCTGGATCTGATCGTCAAGGCAGCCCGGAAAATGCTGGCGCAGCCGGGGCTGGGGGAGCAGGAATGAAGCGCCCCAAAAAACACCCGACCGTGCGCCGCCACTACACGCTGCTGCACGAGCTGCTGGCCAGCCCCACCGAGCCGCTGCCGGCGGCGCACCAAATGCACCAGCTTACCAAGATGTGGCTGGGTCTGGCCGCGCTCGAGACGGCGGCAGCACCGTGCACCGATGACTGGCGTGTGTGCTCGGACGCCATCAACCTGATGGAAACCCTTGTGCTGGAAATGCGGGCCGCCGACGACCGGCACGGGCTGCTGGCCGACGCTGTGGCGGCGCTGGCCAAGGCGGGCAAGCGCCACCGGGCGGGCGGGCATATCCGGCTCGATGCGCAGGGTATTTTGGCAGTGCGGGCTGTGCTGGAGGATTACGCTGCGGCCATTGCCCAGCTGCCAGCGCGCACCATGATCCGCTGCCACCGGCTGACTGAGGCGCGGATCGCATCTATTTTGGCGGGCAAGCGCTTGCCGCATGACGTGGAGGTAATGGACTTATGAAAATTCGCATCCTACTCAAATCGCTGGCGGCCACTGTGCCGACCTATGGCACAGATGGCGCGGCCTGCTTTGACCTCTACGCCGCCGAGCCGGTGAAGGTGTACGCCAAGCAAAGCGCGGTGGTGCCCACGGGGCTGGCCGTAGAGGTGCCGTGGGGCCATGCGATGCTGATCCACAGCCGCTCGGGGCATGGGCTCAAGCACGGCATACGGCTGGCCAACAGCACTGGGGTGATCGACAGCGACTACCGGGGCGAGGTGATGGTCTGCCTGCACAATGATTCGAGCGCCGATTACGTGGTAGCACCCGGCGACCGCGTTGCCCAAGCCATGATTGTGCAGGCGCCGCATGTGCAGTTTGACGTGGCTGAGCAGCTGAGCCTGACTGAGCGCAGCGCCCGGGGGTTTGGGAGCACGGGGAAATGAACCCGCACATGAACCGCCAGCAGCTGTGCGCGGCGCTGAATATCAGCGAGAGCACGGTGCGGCGGCTGGAGCACGCGGGCCTGCCTTACACTCCTGTGGGCCTGCGGGCGAAGCGCTACGATCTGGATGAGTGCCGCCGCTGGCTGAAGGAGAATCAGCCGTGTCAATCTGGCAGGATGAGCGGGGGCGCTATCACGTTGGCGTCATGGCCGGCGGCAAGCGCGTACACCGAACTCTGCCGCAAGGTGCAGGTGCGCGTGAAGCCAAGCAGCTCGAGGCTGAGCTAAGGGCGGCAATTGGGCGGCAGCGGGCGCCGGTGATCCCGTCGGATCCGGCCATGGGCACGGTGATGGCGGCCTACATTGGGCACTGCGACACGCTGCGCAGCCCGGACACGGCCAAGCACCACGCGGCGCGCATTGGCCAGTGGCTGGAGGGCAAGCGCGCAAGCGATGCGCGCCAAGTGGCGGCGCAGATTGTGCGCGATATGACCGGCCACTACGCGCCGGCCACGATCAACCGCAGCCTGGGCGCGCTCAAAAAGGCGCTGACGATGGCATGGGAGGCTGGGCACACAACGGACAACTGGGGCGCGCACATTCGGCGCCTGCCAGAGCACAATGCGCGCGAGGTGTACCTGAGCCTGCAAGACGTGCAGCGCATTACCGACCACGCCAGCGAGCAAGTAGGCGCAGCTGTGTGGATTGCCCTGCTGACGGGGTGCAGGCGCGGCGAGATTTTGCAGCTTGAGCGCGCCGACATTGGGCCCGATAGCCTGACGATCAAGGCGGGAAACACCAAAACGCTGCGCACGCGCACGGTGCCGATCATCGCCGCGCTGCGCCCGTGGCTGGCCTACGCTCCGCTGCAGATCAATGCCGAGGGCCTGAAAACGGGCTTCAGGCGCGCACGCGAGGCGGCGGGGATGCCACAGGTGCATTTCCACGACCTGCGCCACAGCTGCGCGTCGATCCTGCTGGCGTCTGGTGCAGATCTGTACACCATAGCCAAAATCCTCGGGCACAGCACGATCAAGATGACCGAGCGCTACAGCCACATGCAGGTGGGGGCGCAAAGGGATGCGCTGGAACGGGCTTTTGATGCGGCCAAGAGGGCGTGATCGAGGAAATGGTGGGCGGTGCAGGGATCGAACCTGCGACTTCCACCGTGTGAAGGTGGCACTCTACCGCTGAGTTAACCGCCCGATTTACACCAGCTTTTACACTAGGCTGGCGTAAGTCGTTGATTTGATGGGGGTGGGCGCTGCCGTGTGAAGGCCAGTAAGCGCCAGATTTTGGCAGGGGCTCATAGAGGTGAGGTGGGCGCAGAACGCCACGAATGTGGGCTGATTTGCACCAAATTACACCGGATTTACACCAGCCTAGCGGGCATCAGCGGGCGGCCCACTCAAGGCCCCGTAG